GGGTTCAAAACTCGTTACGGAATGGCTTCTAACCCATTCGTATCTCCAGCTGGCGAGCAGAACATTGCCGCTACTGCCGGAATCAACACGTACTACCGTATCTTCCGCGTCGACAACATCATGGCGTAAGCGAAAGATTACAAAGGATAACAATAAGAGACTTTGTTTTAATCTTTATAGGGGACTCTTCGGAGTCCCTTTTTTTATGTGTTAAATAATGCATATATATGAGGGTATCAAATAATAAGGAAAGTAATTGCCAAGGATGGCGCTTATTATTATATAAATATATGGTATACTAGAGGGTATCTCATGGCATTAACAGATAATAAAAATTTATTGCAACCCACAGGATTCCGTGTTATAGTGGAAAGAGAAAACTATGGCAACCTAGAATTCTTTGCGCAAGCAGTATCGCATCCAGGCGCGACTGTCGCCGCGGTAGAGATCCCCGTACCCAGAATTCAAGGATTGCCTATGCCAGGCGATACTATAAGTTATGGTGAGCTCTCGTTAAATTTAATATTAGATGAAGAACTCTCTGCATATAAAGAAGTTCAGAAGTGGTTGGAAGATTCTGTATACGGTAACCGAGAGGTTATACACCACGATATCTCTGTGCTAATTCTAAGTAGTCACAATAACTCTTGTGCAAAAATAAATTATAAAAACTGTATACCTACTCAGTTAGGTGCTATAGAATTTAGTTCTACAGCTGGTGATGTGACGTACGTAAACTTTGATGCAACCTTTAGATTTACAGAATTTGTTTTATTATGAGCCTGACCAAGTTTCCGATTAAGAATGCAGCAGTTCTGAGCATTCTTGAAGATTTCAGATATACTTATCGTGAGTTATATCAACCTGAAAATACTAACACCTGTTTGTTCCCCGAAATGAAAGGTATGGCGGATCACTACACTGGTGAAGATGAAATGTGGCGTATCATTGACATGGGAGAGGAGCATGACGGTTCTGCATCTACCTCTGTATGTTATGCAATTAAACCAGATCACTATAACGGTACCCACCCAGAAGAGTACTCGAAGACGTGGATTAACCTCAACACCAGCCTGACCGAAGAGTTAGGTGTCCAACACAGTGCTCTCTCTACTCTATATCCACCCCAAGGGTTTATTGGTTGGCATAATAATGCAAATGCATCTGCGTATAATATAATATTCACTTGGTCAGAACATGGTGAAGGATGGTTCAAGTATGTTGACCCCAAGACTCAAGAGGTCATAACAATCCAAGATGAGAAGGGTTGGAACTTGAAGGCCGGACACTTCGGTATATATGGGTCTGGTGATGTAGTTTACCATTCTGCAAAGACAGATTGCTATAGGATGACTTTAAGTTACACGCTAGGCCATGATGAATATTATTGGAAAGATTGTATTGACTTTATAACCAGTTAGTGTTATACTAAATAACATTACATGAAAAGGTCTATATATGATTGATTTAGAATCCATTCTTATCGAATGGCAGAAAGACTGTGAGATATCACAACACCAACTGGACGAAGTCTCCCGACAGACTCCATCACTACATGCAAAATATTTGCAGTATCTGGCGTTCGCCAAACTACAACTCAAACGTTCTGAAAATAAACAGAAGACGTTGCTCAAACAAAAGTTCTTATACTATAACGGAAAGATGTCTGAAGAAGAGGTCTTGGCGACTGGGTGGGATTTAGATCCATTCAATGGTCTGCGAATGTTAAAAGGTGAGATGGAGTACTACTACGACGCTGACTCTGAGATTCAGAAGTCAGAAGAGAAGCTCATATACTACAAAACTCTTATCGATACTCTGAAAGATATTGTTGATACTTTGAAGTGGAGACACCAAACTGTCAAAAATATGATTCAATGGCGTATGTTCGAAGCAGGCGGTTAAGTAACATATAAGTATACTCACGAAGTATGAAAGGATATTATTGAGATGTATGATACAGAAGATCTAAGAAAAGCAGAACAACTTCATCTGTTAGGACATAAAACAGATATTAATATTATTGAACTAGCAAAGATTCTTTATGAGCATAGACAACAAAATCCGAATCAGGATGTTGAACCACAGTTTCTTCGCGGTTGAAGCCCATCCAGCGCAGGAACAAGAGTTAAGGGAATACTTTTCGTTTTTTGTGCCGGGCTACAAGTTCATGCCAGCCTACAAGCGCAAGCAGTGGGACGGTCGCGTAAAACTTTATAACATGGTATCCAAACAAATGAACGTGGGTCTGTATACCCACCTTCGTCGTTTCTGTGCAGATCGTTTTTATCAGTTGGAGATACTCGAACATGAGGTATATGGAATACCCTCATTTAAGGAAGATATAGACCACCCTGCTCTAATTGACTTTCTGTCAGTGCTGGATGTTCCTTTTAAACCTAGAGACTATCAGTATAAGGCCATTGCTCACGGAGTCGAGAACAGGCGCTGTCTGCTGTTGAGTCCTACGGGAAGTGGTAAGTCGTTCATCATTTATAACCTTCTCCGGTATTGCTATGAAGTAACCGAAGGTAAAATACTGGTCATTGTCCCAACCACTTCCTTAGTTGAACAGATGTACAAAGACTTTTCCGACTACGGTTATGACGTGGATGATTTCTGTCATAAAATATATTCCGGTAAAGAGAAGGTCACTGATAAGAGAGTTATCATCTCCACGTGGCAGTCAATCTATAAGTTTGGTAAGGAATGGTTTGAACAGTTTAACACTATCTTTGGTGATGAAGTACATCTTTTCAAAGCAAAGTCTCTCTCTGGTATGATGGACAAGTGTACTGAAGCACAATATAGGTTTGGTCTTACTGGTACTCTTGACGGTACTGAGACTAATAAACTAGTGTTAGAGGGTTTGTTTGGGCCCACGTTTACGGTAACTAGAACCGTAGAACTCCAAAAGAATAAACAACTAGCAGAGTTGGAGATATCAATTCTGTTGTTAAGGTATCATAGTGATATCTGTAATATGATGAAAGATAAAAACTATCAAGAGGAACTTGATTATATCGTCACATATGAACCACGTAATAAGTTTATAAGTAAGATTGCATTAGATCAAAAAGGGAATACTTTAGTTATGTTTCAGTTTGTAGAGAAACATGGTAAGGTATTATATGAAATGATCAAGTCACTAGCGGCAGAAGGTAGGAAGGTGTTTTACGTTTCTGGTGAGGTAGATGTGACTGATCGAGAACTGATACGAGGTATAGTAGAGAAAGAAAATGACTCAATTATTGTTGCCTCTTTGGGCACTTTCAGCACTGGCATCAACATCCGCAATCTGCATAATATTGTATTCGCGACTCCATCCAAATCTCAGGTTAAGGTACTCCAATCAGTTGGCCGTGGTCTCCGCCAATCTGACGATGGTAGGACTACTAAGCTTATTGATATCGCTGACGATCTCCATGTCAAATCTCATAAGAACTTTACTCTGAGACATAGCGCCGAAAGGATTAAGATATATACTAAGGAAGGATTTGATTATAAAGTGTATCCTATTGACTTAAAACCCACAAGAGTAGAAAATGATGACAAAGACGAATTCTTCGATTAGACATTTGAAATTAGTAACAGGTGAGGAAGTCATCTGTGAAGTTTTAGATGAATCTTCAGATACTATCGTTGTGAATAATGCTATGAGTTTAATGCAGAATTCTTTAAAGAATGGTGATAAGTTTTTTACGTTCAAGACATATATGATTTATCAGGATACTCCTACAAATGTAATAATAGTTTTTACTGATAAGATTATGTCTCTAGCAACACCAGCAAAAGGAATGATTGAACAGTATACTATTGCTCTGAGAGAGATGGCTAATTATCTAGAACAGAATTTCAATGAAGATGATATTGAAGATGATAGAGACATTGATGACTGGTTAGATGATATGACAAAAGAAAATACTGTTATTGATTCAGATGTCAACGGAATGTTGATGAACTAAATTCTTATATACTCCCCTCTGGGACAGTAAAGATATTATACACTATAAAACAGGATCTGTCAAGGACAAATGAAAATAAAATATTATCCTTATATTATACTACCAATCGGAACCTTTATTCCTAAAAGGTTTGCCGCAGTGGTGTTTCTTTTCATTATATTTTTTCGCAGGGGATCTAGAAACAACCAAGCACTCATAGAACATGAGAAAGTACATGTCCGACAATTCTGGAGGACGTTCTGCACACACCCTATATGGTACCAGTTTAGTAAAGCATACAGACTTCGTGCAGAAGTTGAAGGTTATGCGGTACAGATAAAGGTAAGAGAAGTGCTTGGTAAGAAACCTGAATTCGAACGTCACGCTAAATTTATCGCTACTCACTATAATCTAGATGTCACAATTGCCGAAGCAAAAGCATTGTTGATAGAGGAACACAGTAAATTATGAAAGTAGTGGGATTCACTTGTTCAGCATTCGATCTGTTACACGCAGGCCATGTCGCAATGTTACGTGACGCAAAGGCACACTGTGACTACCTTATATGCGGTCTTCAAGTAGATCCTTCGTTAGACCGTAAACATAAGAATTCTCCGGTACAAAGTATTGTCGAACGATACTCTCAACTAAATGCTGTCGGTTATGTAGATGAGATAATTCCATACGTAACTGAGCAAGACCTTGAAGATATTCTCTCTATGTATCAAATAGACCTTCGCATAATGGGTGAAGAGTATAGAGATAATGATTTTACAGGTAAGGACATCTGTAGGAAACGAGGTATACAATTATACTTCAATGAAAGGTCACATAGATTCTCTTCCAGCGGATTGAGGGAAAGAGTTAAGGCAAAAGATTGACAAGACCTCCGTTTTTTGTTATAATGGCTACTTAATTAAACAAGTGATATAACTTATGAAACCTAAAGAAAAACCGCACTACGTGAACAATAGAGATTTTTCTAACGCAGTTGTCGAATACTGCACCACTGTTAAAGACTCTAAAGAGTCGGGTAATACTCGGCCTATCGTAACTAATTATATCGCTACCTGTTTTCTAAAGATAGCAGAAGGACTTTCCCATAAAGGAAACTTTGTTCGTTATACATATCGTGAAGAGATGGTGATGGACGCAGTAGAGAATTGTCTTAAAGCAATTGAAAACTATGATATTGAAGCGGCTACCCGTTCTGGGAAACCCAATGCATTCGCATACTTCACACAGATATCATGGTACGCATTCCTCCGAAGGATCCAGAAAGAAAAGAAACAACAAGACATCAAAATGAAGTATATTGCTGAAGCAGACATCAGCGCATTCATGGACGGTGACGGTGACGGTTTCTACCACCAACAAAGTTCTCCATTTGTAGACACTCTACGTCAACGTATTGATGTGGTAAAGGGTGCTGACGACGAGTTCAAACAATATGCAAAGGAAGAGAAGAAGCGCAAACGACGTGCAGTATACGTTGACTCGGATTTATCAGAACATCTTGAATAAATATTGCACTTGACAGGGTGATATAATTATAGTATAATAGCAGTTATATAAATCGAGTTGAGTCTTTTATGAAGCTAGCAATATTAAATGATACGCACTGCGGTTGTCGGAATTCGTCCGATATCTTTATGGAGTATCAGGAACGTTTTTACAGCGAAGTCTTTTTTCCGTATCTTCTTGAGAACGGCATTACTCAGATCCTACATCTGGGTGATTATTATGACAACCGTAAAACCATCAATCTTAAAGCGTTAAACCATAACCGCCGTATCTTCTTGGATAAGCTCCGTGATTACGGTATCACTATGGATATAATTCCAGGCAACCATGACGTTTACTTTAAAAATACTATTGAACTAAACTCCCTGAAAGAGTTGATGGGACACTATATCAATGAAGTAGACATCCTAATGGATCCTGTCGTCCGTGAGTATGGTGGCGTTAAGTTTGGTCTTGTCCCTTGGATCTGTCCTGAGAACGAGAAAGAGATATTGTCTTTCTTAGAGAACTGTGGTGCTGATGTCATCGGTGGCCACTTCGAACTCGCAGGGTTTGAGATGGATAAGGGTGTTGTATGCCATAGTGGTATGGATCCGAAACCTCTAGAACGTTTTGAAACTGTGTTGTCCGGACACTTCCATACTAAATCTAGTAAGGGTAACATTACTTACTTAGGAGCACAACTAGAGTTCTTCTGGAACGATGCTCATGACCCCAAGTACTTCCACATCTACGATACAGAAACTCGTGAGATGACCCCCATACAGAATACGGTCGCACTATTTCATAAAATATATTATGATGAGACTACCATTAATTACTTCGAAGATCTTTCACATCTAGACGGTAAGTTTGTTAAGTTGATTGTCTCGAATCGATCAGA